TCACTGGTATTACCTCTGAAAATGGTCAATTTATAGTATCAGAATCAGATATTAATCAAAATCAAGTTCCTAGAGGTGGATTAATTGTATCTCTTGGATCTACACCAGGTCTAGGATATGCCCCATTGGTTGGTGCAAGAGTTCAACCATTTACTAATCCTGCTGGTGGAATCATAAGTATCGCTGGTATTGGAACGACATCAGGAGTTAATATTGGTATAGAAACAGCTGCTTATGATCATTTAACAGGTATCATAACTGTAACAACAGAGAAAGTGCATGGATTTGCACTAGGTAGACCAAATTCAGTGCATCTAAAGGATCTAGAATTTAGTTGTGCTTCACAACATGCAGGTGTAACCACCACAATATTCCAAGATCATGAAAGACCACTATTCTTGGTTGGTATCGTATCTGAAAGGACTTTTGAGGTAGATGCTGGTATTTGTACCATACCTCACATTTATCAACGTGGTGGTAATGCGATTGAATTCTTTGATGATTTAACATTTGGTTCTGGATATCGTGGTTCAACAGTTGCGATTGGTGTCACTGATATTAATTTCTTACATAAGTTTGTAAGATCAAATCCAAACTCAATAGAAGTTCAAGGTGGAGCATTAGGACCATTTACACCTACTGATGCAATATATGAATCACATACAGGTGATTTGACACTTATTATACCTAATCATGGTCTTACTACCAGCAACAAAATAAGAATCGCTACTAATTCACTATTCTTTAAGTGTAATAAGGATGGTAACTTTAGTGATCACCCTTATCCTCGTGCTACAGACCCTGCAGCAGGTGTATTCTTAACAATTACCTCTAAGACAGATAATTCAATTACAGTCGATGTAGGTGCTGGTGGAGGTGGTGGAACAGGTGCTGACGTTACTGCAACTGTTGGTGTTGGTGGCACACTAATCTTTAGTATTAATTCTGCTGGTAGTGGTTATATTAATCCACAAATTAATGTACCTGAACCATCTTATGAGAATCTTGAGGTTGTTGGCACTAGTCGAATAGGTATTGGAACAACTACTGATACAGGATCAAACTTATTACTTAATGTTGCTGTTAGTGCATCAACAACATCAGTTGGTATTGGTTCGACATTATTTGAGATTAAATCATTTAATATTGCTAGAAATGGACATTCATTTAAGAAAGGTGATAAATTCAAACCAGTAGGTCTAGTAACTGCTGCTCATCTATCTGCACCAATACAAGAATTTGAGTTAGAAGTATTAGAGATCTTTAATGATAGATTTTCAGCATGGCAGTTTGGTGAAATAGATTATATTGATAGTATAAAAATACTACAGGATGGTGCTAGAAGAAGATTCCCACTATTCTTTAATGGAGAGTTGCTCAGTTTTGAGAAAGATTTGACTAATTCTCTATCTCAAGCAATTGATTTAGATGCTGTTCTATTGATTTTTGTGAATGGTGTATTACAAAAACCAAAAGAATCATATACATTTGAGGGTGGATCAACATTTATATTCAATGAACCACCTCGTGGAGAATCACAACCAGGACTTAATGATAACGATGATGTTGATATATTCTTCTACAGAGGTACAGCTGGTGTTGATACTATTGATGCAGATGTCAATCCTACGGTCAAAATTGGTGATACATTAAAAATTACTAAGAATGATAGACTTGCAGGATTACCAATTGTTCATGACAATAACACTGAATCGCAAATTAGAGCAAGAGTTGTCAAAGATATATTGAATACAGATTTAGTTGAAACTGATATCTATGCAGGACCTGGTATTACTACAGGTTCATTGAGACCTTTAACATGGACAAAACAAAAACGTGATTTACGACTTAATGGAACATTAATTGACAAGTCTAGATCAATACTTGAACCTCAAGTATATGCAACATCGAAGATTATTGGCAATTTATCAACATCTGATGGTAAAGGTGGTCCTGCTGATGGTATATTTGTTGATGACGCACACTCATTCTTCAAGGAGAGTAATTATTCAGGTATAACAGTCACAGAAGTTGATGCTTTAATCACATCAGGTGATATAAATGTTGGTGCTTCTGCAACAGCAATAGTATCTGCTGCTGGAACAATTTCATCATTTAACATAACAAATGGTGGTTCAGGATACTCTGGGACTGTTGATATTGGTATTGCAGCTCCATCAGGTGTTGAAAAAGTTGTAGGTGTAGGTACTACTGCAACTGCGACAGTAACAATTACAAATGGTGAAGTATCTGATATTGATGTGGTAAATCCTGGTTTAGGTTATACATTCACTAATCCACCACATGTTGTCATAGGGGAACCAAACTTTAATTATGAGAAAATTACTAGAATACAGAATGCACAAGGATATACTGGTATCATAACTGGAATATCAACCACAAATAGAGGTAGTGTTTCTGGTGGTGCAATTAAATTCTTCTATCATGCTGTAAAAGAGGATCCAAATGGTGAATTAACTAATGCAACTGCTAGTGAGTTACAAGTTGGATATCCAATATTAGTTTCTGGCACAAAAGTTGGTAACGCAGTAACTTCGGTTGATTCAAGTAATAATAATGTAATTGGAATTGGAACTCAATTCTTAGATAATATCTATATCGTTAAATCAATAACACCCAGTGGATCAAAAGGTGTAATCACATGCCATATACACAGTAATAGCACTTCATCAGCTGCGATTGGTGTTGGTGTTGGTACAACGGGATCATTCAATGGTGTAAATGTTGTTGGTGAGTCAGAAATATTGGGTAAATTCAATTGGGGTGTATTGTATGGTACAGATTTAGTCCGTTCATCAAATCCAATATCACTAACAGTGACTGGTAAGACATTGAATAATTTTAGTGTCACTGGATTATCTACATTCCCTACAATTCAACGTAAGAGTTATGATAACATAGGTGAAAGAGGTCACAGATCATCTGGATCTTATAGAGCAGATTTGACATGATGAGTAAACCACTATAAATAAAAAGAAAAGTTTAGATACAATGTCAGCAATTGTTACTGATCAATTTAGAATATTAAATGCAAATAATTTTGTAGAATCAGTCGAAAATACAAATAATTCATATTATATTTTTATTGGTTTATCAAATCCAGCGGGTACAAATACACTTGTAGGGTTTGGTAGAACAACAGATTGGGATACAAATACACCAGCACCTACAGATAGTTTTTCTTACAGAAAACACACTACTGATACAATGATGTTTGGTAGAAAGATATCATCTGCAAATATAAGAAGAATTATAAGAAGAGTTGATTGGGTCTCTGGTAACAAATATGAGATTTATAGAGATGATTATAGTGCAAATAATCCAAGTCCTAATACTAAAGCAAATAGTTTATATGACGCAAATTATTATGTATTGAATAAGGACTTTAAAGTTTATATTTGCATTGATAATGGGTCAAGTGGAACAAATCCGACTGGTAATGTATCACAAGACGAACCAACATTCACTGATTTGGAACCATCAAAAGCAGGAACAAGTGGTGATGGATATGTGTGGAAGTATTTGTTTACAATATCACCAAGCGATATTATTAAATTTGACTCAACCGAATTTATTACAGTTCCAAATGGATGGTCAACATCAACAGATACTCAAATTAGAAATGTTAGAGAAAATGGTGATTCTGACGTAAACTTAAATCAAATAAAACACGTTTATATTGAAAATGCTGGTGTTGGATATAAAAATGGAATAGGTCAAGAGGTTGATATAATTGGTGATGGCACGGGAGCGAAAGCAAGAGTTGATGTAGTAAGTAACGTAATAACTGATGTATCTGTTAGTTCTGGTGGTAAAGGATATAGTTATGCACTAGTTGATCTTACAAACATTAGTTCAAATGCAGTTTCAACAAGAGCAAAATTAATTCCTATTATTCCACCTAGTAAAGGGCATGGACATGATATCTACACTGAATTAGGAACAGATAAAGTCATTTGTTATGCTAGATTTGATGATACGACGAAAGATTTTCCTACTGATACAACATTTGCTCAAATAGGTATCATTAAAAATCCCACCAAACCAAGTTCATCAGATATTTACACAGCTGATAGTTATTCATCATTACAGGCAATAAAGTTTGATACAGTGACTGGAACACCAAAAGTTGGCGAAGAAATTGAACAAGTTTTAACCATTGCTCCTCTAAATGGAAAAATAGCAAGAGGATATATCGCATCCTTTGATAAGGATACGAAAGTATTAAAGTATTTTAGAGATAGATCTCTAAACTTTAATCAAACATTTCATAACCATACTGACTATCCAGGTATTAGTACTACTGGTAGAATATATCAATTTGAGAGTGCTGTAACAAGTAATGTTGTAAAAGGACTCGAATCATCATTTACTGGTTCAGTTGAAACTAGTTTTACTGGCGTGTCAACAATCACAACAGGTAGTAAATTAGTTAATTTGGGTTCTAACTTCACAGCTGGACTCGCTGAATCTGAGATAAATAAAGGGTCGGGGGAAGTTATCTACTTAGATAATAGACCTGAAATCACTAGAAGTCCCCGACAAAAAGAGGACATTAAAATTATACTCGAATTCTAAAAATGCCACAAAAGACCAATTTAAATATAAGTCCTTACTATGATGACTATGATAAGGCAAAAAACTTTTATAAAGTTTTATTCAAACCAGGAAGTCCTGTACAGGCAAGAGAATTAACTGGTTTACAGTCTATTCTACAAAATCAAATAGAATCTTTTGGTAAACATATCTTTAAAGAAGGTTCTATGGTTATACCTGGTGGTATACAGTATGATTCATCATACTTTTCTTGTAAGATAAACTCCACACATTTGGGCATTGATGTTACAGTTTATCTTGATAATTTGATATCAGCAAACGGTGGTAAAGGAACAAGAGTTCGTGGTCAAAATTCAGGTATAGTTGCAACTATAAAAAATTATGTCTTACCTCCAAGTGAAGGTGTAAATGATATTACAATTTTTGTAAAATACAACGAATCGGGTACAGATGGTGAAAGTGTAGCATTTCCAGATGGTGAAGTATTAGTTCTTGAAGAAAATCTAACTTACGGTAATACTACTATTAACTCTGGAGATACTGTTTTAACTCTAGTGTTAGAAAATGCATCTGCAACTGGATCATCTTTCGGTGTTCAGGAAGGTGTATATTTTATAAGAGGTACGTTTATTGATGTTCCAGAGTCATTAATAGTTCTTGATCCTTACAATAATAGACCATCTTATCGTGTAGGATTTGATATAATTGAAGAAGTTATTAATGCAAATGATGATAATTCCTTATATGATAATGCAAAAGGATTTTCTAATTTTGCTGCACCAGGTGCTGATAGATTTAAGTTATCTGTTAGACTCGCTAAAAAATCTCTAACTGATTTTAATGATATTAGTTTTGTTGAATTATTCAGAATAAAAGAGGGTGAGACGAAGAAATTACAGGATATGACAGTATATTCTGAACTTAAAAAATACTTTGCAAAAAGAACCTTTGAGGAATCAGGAAATTATTCAGTAGAACCCTTCCGTGTTAATTTACAAAATTCATTGAATGATGAAATCGGTAATAATGGATTGTTTAGAGAAAATCAATTAACTGATGAGGGTAATACACCTGCTGATAATATCATGTGCGTTAAACTGTCACCAGGTACAGCATATGTTAGGGGTTTTGATGTCAGATTACCTGGCACTACAGTATTAGATGTTGAAAAACCAAGAGATACAAAAGCAGTTAATACAGCATCCATTGCATTCAATATGGGTAGTGTATTAAAAGTGAATAATATTCAGGGTACTCCTTGGATAAACATAGGAGGATCTAATACTAATGTTATTTCTTTACATAACAGAAGAAAAGGTAGTACTAATGCAGCTTCTGGAGTAAAAATAGGAGAAGCAAGAGTTTATTCATTCGCAGTCTCAGATTCCCCACATACTGGTGCAAGCACTGAATATGATTTACATTTATATGATATACAGACATATACTAA